GTTAAAATTGCTAATCCGTTCTCGGTTGGTATGACAACTACATTTGTCCCTGATGGTACAAATACCGTAACTGGTATTGGATCAACTGCTACTGCTACACTCTCATTAACAAATGGTGTTGTTACAGGATCATCTATGGTCAATACTGGATTTGGATATTCACAAGCACATCCACCACATGTAATTACATCTGCACCTACATTCTCATCAGAAATTGTCACCAATATTGCCACTTTCAATGGAGCTACTGGTATTATTACTGGAATTAGTACTTCTGTTGGTGTTAGTACTGCTTTAGCAGTTAAATTCTTTGTTGGTGGTGCATTCTCATTAACAAATAATCAACCAATTTATATTTGTGATACAACTATTGGTACTGGAGTAACTTCCATATATACCAATGATGATGATGTAGTTGGTACAGGAACGACTTTCCTTAATAACGTTTATATAGTATCACAATTTGATACTAATGCTGGTGTTATTACTTGTAATGTACATTCTGATTCTCCTGTAGTTGGTTTATCTACTTCAGGAACAGTACCAGTTGGTAAATTCTCATGGGGTAAACTCGCAGGATTTACTAGAACAGGAGTTCCTCCAATTGGATTAGGAGTTACTGGATTTACTAACGGTCAATCTGGATTATCAACATATCCAACAATTCAAAGAAGAGGATTTGGACTCCGAAATAACGGTCCTCTGAGAAAGAGTCTTTAACTTAGTATAAATATAGGAAAAAGCTAGTAATATGGCTGCCATCGTAACAGATCAATTTAGGATTTTAAATGCAAATAATTTTGTAGAGACTGTAGAAAGTCCTGCAAATTCTTATTATGTATTTTTAGGATTGACGAATCCAACTACAGTTGGATTTGGTAGAACAAATAATTGGGATGATAATATACCAAACCCAACAGACAGTATTGATATAGTAAATCATACTGGCGATACTATGATGTTTGGTAAAAAAGTAGGTGCTGCCAATATTCGTAGATTAGTTAGAAGAACTAATTGGGTTCAAGGAACAAGATATGAAATGTATCGTCATGATTATAGTGGAACAAATCCTGCTCCAATAACACAATCAACTAGACTTTATGATTCAAACTACTATGTAATGAATAAAAATTACAATGTATATGTTTGTATTGATAATGGATCTTCTGGAATTAGTACTACAGGTAATGCATCTCAGGATGAACCATTATTTACTGATTTAGAACCATCTGCTGGAGGTAGTAGTGGAGATGGATATCTTTGGAAGTATTTGTTTACTGTCTCTCCAAGTGATATTATAAAATTTGATTCTACTGAATATATAACTGTTCCAAATCAATGGGCAACTAGTACTGATTCTCAAATACAATCAGTTCGTGATAATGCTGATTCATCAGTAAATAATAATCAAATTAAAAAAATCTATATTGAAAATCAAGGATCTGGTTATTCTGGTGGATTAGGTCAAGAATTTGATATTGTTGGTGATGGATCAGGAGGTAAAGTAGTTATTGATGTTGTTAGTGGAAAAATAACCAAAGCTATAGTCTCTTCTGGAGGGAAGGGTTATAGTTGGGGATTTGTTGATTTAGGTAGAATAAATTCTACTGCTTCAGTATCAGCAAAACTAATTCCTATCATTCCTCCATCAAAAGGACATGGATCTGATATTTACAAAGAATTAGGCACTGATAAAATTTTAATTTATGCCAGATTTGATGATAAAGATAAAGATTTTCCAATCGATACTAAATTTTCGCAAATTGGTATTGTAAAAAATCCAACAGTTACTGGATCAGCTACAACTTTTACAGATAGTCAATTCTCTTCATTAAATTCTATTAAATTTACAAGTATTACTGGAACTGCTCCTGTTGCTGGAAATTTAATTACACAACAACAAACAGGCGGAATTGCTAAAGCATATGTTGCATCATACGATTCAGAAACTTTAGTTCTTAAATATTATCAAGATAGAAATCTTTATTACAACTCTACTTCTCATGATCAGACTGATTATGTTGGAGTATCTACTTCTGGTAAGGTAATACCATTTGAATCTTCGGCAACTCAAGTAAATTTCCCTAGTGGAAATGGTGCTATAGATACTAACTTTAATGTGGGTATTACAACCGTAAATAATAAAGTTATTAGTTTGGGTGTTAATTTTGCAAATGGACTTGCCAGTTCTGAGATAAATAAAGGCTCAGGGGATATTATTTACTTAGATAATAGATCCTTGATTGCTCGAAACACTCGACAAAAAGAAGACGTTAAGATCATCCTGGAATTCTAAAGACAAATGCCACAAAAGACTAATCTAAATGTAAGTCCTTATTACGATGATTTTGATAAGGCAAATAATTTTTACAAGGTATTATTTAAGCCAGGTCAACCAGTACAGGCTAGAGAATTAACTACCCTGCAATCTATGTTGCAGAATCAAGTTGAATCTTTTGGTAGTCATGTATTCAAAGAGGGATCAATGGTGGTTCCTGGTAATATTAATGTTGATACAGATTATCATTCAGTAAAGATAGAAACAGATCATTTAGGAATACCAGTAGCATTATATGCAGAACAGTTAAAAGGTAC